GTTATAGCTGAACCTGTACGATTTGCTGCCACAATAGAACTAACAGTTGTTTGTGTCATATCTGGCACTGTATAAAGTACAGTTATTGTAGTAGCTGCTGGGTCTAACTGTCCTAATACTTTAAGATTATCAGCCATGTTTCATTCCCATAAGTAAAAATTGATGTCGTTTAGAAGCCTTGCTTATAGTAGTAGACTTCATTCTATTAATTAGAGTGATTTTAGTATTGATTTCTTCAATAGCTTGTTCTATCAATCTGCGTGTAACTGCTTCATTATTTGGATCAAACTCTTGACTAGGTAAAGGTAATGCTATCGTTTTGATATCAGCCATTATCTTTTACCATCTGGTCTAATTTCTAATCTAATATCACCTGCTCTCCAACCATAGTCACTTGATGAATTTGATATTCTTACTGCAGCTTGTCTACTTCTAGCTCTTGTATTAGAAAATGTAGAATTAGGCGTTACATCAATAGTTTGCAATGTAGATAAATCTTGCAATGGATAGTCTCTACCTTTAATAGTAAAAGTTACACTATCACTTGTACTCTGTTGATCTCTAAACTGCACATCAGGTATTAGTTTAGATATAAAAATAAACTTTTCTCCATCTGGTTCTAAGTCAAAATCACTTGATTCTATGTATGCTGTAAAATCACTACCATCATCTCCATGACCTTTTTCATGATTATAAGTATAGTTAAGATTGCTTGCATCATTTTTACTTGCAGCTATAGGATATTCTAATATTGATGCTTGATCCCATGCTGTTCTTACAAAATTATCTTCTGTTGTTCCTATACTCCAAACATCTTCTAAATAGTTATATAAAACATACTTATCTATTTCTGTATTAGTACCTGATGGATAAAACCACATTACTTCATTGGCAATATTATTAACTGCAGCAAAGACTTTAAATGATTGATCTTGGTTTAAATCAGATAAAACATAGTCTAATACTGTGCATGATATTTTTTCAGCAGAACCTGAATAAATATAAAAGCCACCATTATCCATAAAATAAACTCTATTATTTGCACTTACTGCAGCATTAGGTGCTATAAGGGATGGACCTTCTGCTACTTCTGTAAATGAAAAAACAAATGGTTCGCCAACAAATCGCATAGAAACTATGCCTACATCAGTCCATATAAGTACCTCTTGTCTTGTTCTTAATGCTCCAATAATTTCAGAGCCTGATGAAAGTTGTACGCCACCAGCTTGATTTGTTGCTGTAGGAGTCCAATCTACTGCACTTTCTCTATCAGAAAATCTTACTAATAATGGGTCTATAGTGCTTGAACCTATTGGATTACAACCAAATGCAATACAGTGTTTATCTACATCAGAAGTCATAACTTGTATAACTGCAGTGGGTACATCACTTGCACCTGATTCTGCTGATAATAAAGTAGCTCTAGTGCTTAAACCATCTGATTCATCCCAAAAATATATCGGTCCACCTCTTGGTGCAGCAATAGTATCATCACCAAAATTATCTATAGTCCATAATCTAAGTTGGTTTGTTAAAGATAAATCTTCTTTTGAACCAAATGTTCCAGTACCCCATGTATTTACACCCCAACCAGTAGAACGAACATAAACATCTAACCCTGAATTAATTTGATAAACAGCATCTGTTGCACTGCCTCCATTACCTGAATCACTAGAATTAGCTGTAGCTGAAGCGGTGAAAGTATAAGTATTAGCTGTGGGAGCAGAAGTTATTTGATGTTCTGTATTTAAAACAGCAGCCGTAATTAAACCACCTAAAGAAACAGCATTACTTATTGTTACAAAATCTCCTGTAACTGCTCCATGAGCAGTATCTGTAGCTGTTATAACAGCACTACCATCAGTTGCTGCAAAAGTAGTAACATTTAAGTCTGTTGATCGTATAGGATTTATATCGTAATAAACACCTCCATTAAGAACATAAAGTTTTTGATGAGTGCCTAATATTATAAATTGGTCGCCATCAATAGATTTATATGGATATAATTTTCTACAAGTTCCTATAAAAGTATCGTCAGAAAATTTATCCCATCCGCCAATTCTTTCAGGTTTACCTTTACGAAACCTTACTTTATCAGCATCAAACCAACCATATTCATTACTGTAGTTAGTACCTTCCTTATTAATTCCAGGTTTAAAAATATATTTAGCTAAAGGCATTACACTTCACTCCAATCTTTTTCTTCAAACATTAAGGCTTCTGCATTTCTTCTTCTAATTAATCCTTTTTTAACCTTGCCACTAGCTTTATTCCAACGCTTCATTTGAGCAGGTACTTCGTCATATTTGCCTTGATTTAATACTCCTAACATAGTGCTAGATTTTAAATTATTAGGACCTAAGTTATATGTCCAAGATACCAAAGCATCAAACATACATTGTTTTAAAGGTACTTCAACTGATTCATCTACAGCATTACAATATTCTTGCAACTCATGAACTAACATAGATTCTGCATCTTCTTTAGTTATAGAGTCTCCATCTTTAACATCTTTAGTATGACCATAGCCAATAGTCCAAACTCCTGCTGCACACTTATATGCTTCAAGTTCACACCCTTCAAACTTTTTAATTAGTGATATACCTTCTTGTGATATGTTCATTTATTCTCCTGTGGTGTAGTAACTTTTTTATAGTACACTACTACTTCTTGTAACTCACTGATATAGCGTTTTAATTCTTGTGTGTTGTATGCCATTAACTCATAATCAGTAACTGACATAGCAAGAAATACCACATGACCGCTTTCTTTTTCTATGCGTTTTAAAAATTCATCTAAGTTTTTTTCAGAAACAACATACCAATATGGCTCATTAAGAGATATATGACGAGGCATTACTGGTTGTACTATAGATCGTTCTATAGGTTTTGAAAGTATTTCTACTTGTTGTCTACTCGGAAATAGGCTGCAACTGTAAACCATCATCAAGACTATCAATAGTCCTACTGACTTCTTCAATACTATCAAATACTTTTTTTGTTCCATTGTTTACCCTTGTTTCTATTAAATTAGGTTTAGCAATAGCTAATTTAGTTAAGTTATGTCTTTTAAATATATCTAGATAACGACTCATTTCTAATTCTATTTCGTTATTTCTTTCTTGTATTTTTAATAAACCTTCTGATTGTGTTTTAAAATCACTTTGCAAAGTTTTAATGGTTTCTTTTTGTTGAGAATCTCTAAGTTCAAATGCTTGATTTAATTCTGCAAGCCTAGAATTTTCATTCCAAAGAAAAAAAGTAAACAAACTTAATGCAACAAGTATACCTAATAAAATTTTACTCATCTTTATCAAAATCTTTCATACATTCTATCCAAGGTTCTGTATCTATTAATGATTTACATACTTCATATTGTGCTTTCCATTTTTCAGCATCATATTTATCATTGTATTTTGGTTTAGGGTTTGGTACTGAACAAGCCTCTAATATTAAAAGAGAAAAAGAAAGACCAAAAAAAACTATAGACAAAGCAAAATACTTCATTGTTTAATTTGCTAATGGGTTTTTATCTTCTAGTTTACTAATTTGTTTATCAAGGCTTTGTAAATCAGCAATTATAGTAGCTATGTCAGTTTTAATTTCAGTTACATCAGGCACAGAAATGCCATCAATTTCTTTTTCTAAAAACTGTACTGATGTTTCAATAGATGCAAAGCGTTCTTCAATAACTTTCATTTCGTTTTCTGTTTCACCTAAACCACCAATTTTAGCCTCAAGGTTAGTTATGCGATTAACATAAGTAGCACCTGTATATCCAAAACCTGCAAGAGTTGTAACTATTGTTGCAAGAGCAATTAGTTGTGTTGTTTTGTTTTGAAACCAATCCATAACTATCTCCAAATATTAGGTTGGTCATTTATCATTTGACTTAAACCTTTTAAATTTTCATTTACCAGTCCATAAAATGCACCAGTATTATCGTTTAGTGTAGCAGATGAGTAGATTGCTTGACTAGAATACCAGTCTGTAGCATCAAGCATGGTAACTTCTCTATAATTATTAAATGCAGGCACATAGCCCATAAGTGCCATAAGTTTTGATTCATCTCCATATTCACCAGTAGCTTCCTGTTCTTGTTCAATCACCTCTTGTTGAGCTTCAATATTTGCTGCAATAATTTTATCTGCAATTTGATCTGCTTCAGATACAGTCATAACTCCTGAAGATGCTGTGTCAATTTGACCCTGAACATTTTGCACCTGTACATCAGCAACAACCATAGACGCTGAATTATCAAATGTAGGCAAAGGTACTATAGATACATTCATGCTTGTAGAACTACTTGTTGTATCAGACATAGATAAAACTTGGTTTGTTTGTTGTGTTGCACTTGCAAACTGATCTGATGCACTTGGGGAGCTAGTTGTACTAATTCCACCCCCTGATTGTGAACTACTGCTTGTTGTACTACTTGCTGTATTGGAGGTATTGGTTGTTGTATTAGAACTAGAAGTGCCTGTATGAGTGTTAGAGTAGCTGTTAGTAGCTGTTTTTATTCCATCTTTAACTACATTTAAAGCCACAGACATTAATCTATTTTTTCCTTTGCGATTTTCCTTTTCTACAATTTCAAATTCTTCTTCTACTTCTTCTAGTATTTCTTCTGCTTGTTCTTCTTCTCTTTCAGCAATAAGTTCTTCTTCAAAAGTGTCTTGCCTTGCTTCTATCTCCTCAAATATTTCTTCCACAACTTCTTCTTCAAATATTTCCTCTATAAATTCTTCTTCAGGCTCATCTAGGTTTGCCATTTCTTCTTCTAATCGTTCTTGCGTTTCTTCCTCAAACCATTCATCTAGTTCTTCTATGCTATTAAATTCTATAAAGGTTTCAGGTTCACTGTAATCTTCAACTAAAAGCGTTTCTTGGAATATAAATTCTTCTAATAATATTTCGTCTTGATAATGTTGTTCTTGCTCAATATCCCATACATCCATCATTACATCTATATCATCATAAGATGCTATAGGCGTTGAATCCCACTCAACCATACCAGTATCATTAAAAGTTATCTCTGTGCCAAACCAATCATCAACTTGCTCTTGACCAAACTGTTCTACATCTAGGGCATACCAATCTGCATCAGTAAAATCTACACAGTTATTTTCATAACAGGGGTCATTGGGGTCTAACCATTCATCATATTCTTCGTCATACCACATATCATCTTCAGTAAATCCATAATCATAATCAAATTGATCTTCGTTAAAATAGGCTACTGATGCTTCTGTTGTATAACCTGCACAAAAAGGTGCATATTGAGGGTCATCATCACATTGTTGGTCATCATAAGCAGACCAATAGTTAGGGCATTCCTGACTATAAAGTTGAGATACATTACATTGTTGCGTTAAATAAGCTGCTGCGTAACCATCACAATCCTCATCATATAAAGAATTTAATGCACATTGTTGAACTAGATAAGCTGCTGCATAACCAGCACAATTCACTGAAGTTAAA